CGCCTGGAAGTTGGGGTCGGTCTCGGTGAGGTATTTGCCGCGCGCCACGTCCATCAGCGTGTCTTCGGTCAGCGACGGATTGCCCGCCTCATCGAAGATGTTGCCATAGCCCGCCGTCGCGTCGCTCGCCGTTCCCATGGCGCCGCGCTGGCCGGCCGTGAGCCCGCCCCTGCTCAGCAGGTCGTTGTTGAAGCCGGTCGCGGTATCGACGCCGGTCTTGAACCAGGGGGCGCTCGCCGCGCCCGTGCTCATCGCCCATGCGTTGCGCGTCTCGTCGGACGGCCCCACATAGGTGCTGCGGTCGAACACCGACGAGCCGGCGTCGTAGGCGTCGTTGATGCCGCCGAGCAGCTTGTTGAGAGTCTTGTTGACGCGCTTGTTGCTCGGCCCGGTCGTGGTCGTCGTGGTTTCACTATCAGCCATCGAGAAGCACCTTCTGCAGTCGGTTCGGCACGTCGCCCACGGGGGTGAAGTCCGGAAAGATTCGTGAATAGTCGCGACCGCCGATGCAGATCGCGTAGCAGCCGGCGTCACGGGCCAGCCGTTCGAGTTCGGCCATGAAGCCGCGCATCGCGCGCAGCCACTTCCTGGGAGGCAGATCGACAATGCCGGCGATGTAGCTGGCCCAGCAGATCATCTGCCCTCCTGGTCTCTCTACGATTTCGATAACCAGCAGGCCCGAGACATTGTCCGCCGACACCTCGATCATCGCCGCGCAGCCCAGCATGATCTTGTCGAGCACCGTGCCGATCATCACGTCGCGGTCCTGCGCGACGGCTGGCGCAATGATCGGGGCCAACTCGCTCCACCGCGCCCACACCTCCGGGCGCTCGATCGGACGGAGCATCAGCGCCCCGGCGGCTCGATGTAGACGCCGTCGATGTCGATCTGGTTGCCCGCGCTCGCCTTGGCGTAGAGCGAGTAGCCGCCCAACAGCACTATCGGGGTGCCGCCAAGAACGATGGCCCCCCAATTCTCGCGCGCCGTCATTGACCGCGCATTGGCACGACGTGCGACCACGCTTCCGGCAGCGTTCCGTATCTCAAGGACGATGGTGGGCGTTGCGCCCGCAATCTCATTGACGCTCAGCGACACGATGGTGGCGCCGTTCCGGCCTGCGGTCAGGACTTCCGCGTAGCTGGCGTCGGCGAGCTGCTTATAGATCGGCGTCTCGCGGCCAACAGGATATGAAAACAGACTCATCGCCAGCCCTGCCCGCCGGCTTCGATGCCATCGAAGCCGCGCATGAAGGTCCATTCGACGCCGGCCGGCACGTCGAGGCGTAGCGACATCACCATTCCTGCCTCATCGACCGGCGCAAAGCCGTTGTCATCGATCAGGACGGGATCGCCCCAAATCATGGCGTCGCCGAGCTTCTGCTTGAAGCCGAGCCGGACCGCGGCGCCGTCCGCGCCGAGCGCATCGGTCAGCACCGTTGTGCCGGTGATCCGCTGCGCGCCGCCACTGCGCTGCGCCCCCGTCTCGAGGCGGCACGCGAGGTTGGCGCCCGACATGAAGCCGAACTTGAAATGCTCGTCGATCGCGCCAAGGCGTGGCTCACCGCCCTTCCATGCCCGGCTGTCAAGCGAGTATGGCAGGCCATCGAGGGGGCCGAATGCATCGAGCTCATCGAGCGAGTAGCCAGGCGATGCGAGGGCGACCAGAGCGGCGGTCTTGATGCTGAGCGGCACCCACTCGCCCTTGAGCACGTCATAGGCCAGGGCATCCTCGAATATCTCGGGATCGACCACGCCGTTCGTCATGTAGCGATAGACGATCCTGTTGTTGGGAGGATCGTAGGCTCCCTCCATCGAAGTCAGGCCGCCGCTCGCGAGGCTCTTGATCAGCGTGGCGCTGATTTTGTCCTTGCCGATCGGTACCACCGAGGCGCCGTCCGTCCGGTGCGGGCCGTCCGTGTCGATGAAGTAGGCGAAGCCACGAGCAATAACGACGCCGGCCGCGCCCTGCGCGCCGATGCCGGAGGCGTAAAGGTCCGAGGTGAAAATTGTGCGGTCGCGGGTCCGCGTCAGGAGGCGGATCGCATTGCGCTGGAAGACGACGGCATAGGACTCGCCCAGCTCGCCTCCAGCGATCAGCTCCTCGCCCTCGGTGAATTCCTGGTAGGTGTTCGAGGCGTCACCGGACCACACCGTCGGGTCGTTGATCTTGCTGGTTTGCATCAGGCGGTTGTTGCCGTCGCAATCGAGCATGGCGAGCGTGTTGAACAGCGGGAAGATGAACCGGCCCCGCGGGGCTCCGGCCACTGCCGCAACCGCACCGCCGCTTTCGAGGTTGTAGCGGATCAGCCCGTCAAAGGTGTTGGTCGCATAGAGGTAGTCGCCGAACTGCGCGAAGCTCCACTGGTCGCCGGCCGGCACCGCGTAGCCCGATCCAATCTCGGTCACGCTGCCGTCGGCCGCGACCTTGAACAGCTTGTCGGCGGTGCCAATGAAGGCAAGGTAGAGGCCCGCTCGCGTCACCACGGAGATAGCCCCGCGCGGCGCGGAGGGAAGCGCCTGGGCGGTCGAGAGGACGCCGATTGACGGGTGAGGTCCGTAGGCGACGCCCACCGCGTCCGACTGCAGGATCGCATTCAGGACGGTCAGCGAGACGCCCGGATTGCTCTCGGCAAGATCGGGGCGATAGAAGCCGATGGGGATCATGCGCGCCGGCCCCCTCCCATTGCGGCGAGCGCGGGATCGGTGCGAAGGGTGCTGCGATGCGTCGCGGCAATGACGTTCTTGAGGCTGGGCATGCCGTCCTTGAGGACACTGGCCCAGGTGGCGCCCACATCGACCGCGCCAAGCCGGAGCGCCCCCCACGTGATGGTGGCGGCCAGGTAGATGTCGGGGTGCTCGTCGAGCAGCCAGTTGGTGTCGCCGTCGGCGGCAAGCTCGAACTTCTGCCGGAAGCGCAGGCGGAAGCCGTAAGCCTGGTCGCAGGGCCGCTCGAACTTGATCGTCGAGACGCTGTCGACGAACCAGATCGCCGGCCTGCCGCTCGACCCTATTGCCGATACGTTGCCCGCCGATTGCTGCTGCAGCGGCTTCTCGTCGAAGCTGCCGGGATCGCTGATCCACATCGCCATGGCCTGCACGATGGCCAGCGAGGAGACGTTGATCGCGTTGCTATCGACGGTGCCGGTGCGCGTCGCGCTCGTCTCGACGGGCCCGAGTTCGCGGTTCAGCCGAGCCTCGGCGAGCGCGATGCAGTCGTTGAGAGAGCCGGTGAATGACGTATTTCCGGTGCGACGCAGCCAGTCAGCGACGGTGGTCTTGAGTTCGCCCTTGGTGCTCAGGGCCATGGCTGACCTTCCTTTGCCCCGCCGGGCTGTCGCATCATGAACTCATGGAGGTTGCCGGGATACGCGGCGTCGGGCCCGTGGTGAGCGATCTCGAGGTCGGGGACGATCCAGATGTCTCCGCACTTGTCGACCCAGCGCTTGGAGAACGCGTAGTCCTCGCCATACCAGACGCCGTCGATGGCGCCGTGATTGAACAGGTCGACAGAGGCGGCATAGCGCGCGCCGTAGATCAGTTCCGGATAGGCGCGCATGAACGTGTCGACCGCCTCGGTCGTGACCTTGAGGAAGCCGGCGGGCACACGATTGGCGCGGATCATGCCGTCGTCGCGCAGCACCGGGCGATGGGCAGCATCGGTGAACCAGCCGCCCATGAATTCGATGTCCGGCTTCTTGAACCGGTAGGTGCCGGCGACAACTTCGCCGGGCGTCTCGATGAGCGTCAGCAGGTCTTGCGGGCGCCAGCTCAGATCGTAGTCGATGAACACGATCGCATCGGCCGGCCAATCGAGCGCCTTGCGCAGCATCGTGGCGCGCGCCGCGCTGATATAGGGGTTGCCCAGCTCCTGCACGAAGCGAACCTCATGGGTCGCCTCGATGAGCGGCGCGGAGCCGGCCAGAGCCTTCACATACGGCTCGGTCGGCCCCGCAAGGCTTGGGGTCGCAATGACGACCTTCACGGATCAGGCCGTGGTGCGGATGATGCCGATGGCGGCGAGCGCGCTGCTGATCTCGAGCAGGATGGCCGCGGTGTTCGAGGCCACCGAAACGTAGGACGACGCCGACAGGAGGGACGACGCCAGCACAGTGGAGCTGCGCTGCACCACGGGCGTGGCGCCATAGAGGCCGATCTTGTCGGTTGCCGACTGGCCGAGCACCTGGCCGTCGTCGTTGCCGTCAGAGAGCTGACGAGAGGTCATGTCTTGTTCCTTTGATGGAGTGGGTGTGGGGCGATCATGGCGACCGCCCCATCAGGATCACGAGCCGCTGAAGCGCAGCGCGAGGCGCGGATCGATGGTCTTGCGCGCGTAGAGCGTATCGAGGCGCCACTTCTCGACGTTGTTGATGCCGTCGTAGACGGGCACGAGGCGGATGCTGAGGCCCTTGTAGTTCTCGCGGGCACCACGATCCCCGACAGCCTGCGGCATCTCCATCGGCACCATCGCGAGAGCGAAGGCGCCTTTGCCGAAGAGGACGTTCTGGCGATACGTCGCCGCGGCGCCCGGTCCCTTCAGGGTGATGGCCTTGCCATCGAAATTGCCCGAATACGTCACCGTCTGGTGAGGACCAGAGATGATGATCGGCGGGCTGATGTCGAAGTCGGTGTTGTTCGACGGCGTGCCGTTGGCCTGCACGTCGGTCAGCACCACGAAGTCCTGCAGGATTCCCGTCGACTGCTTGGTCCGCGGGTTGACCATGTAGACGCCGTCGATGTTGAACACCTGGCCGGCCTTGAGCGTCGAGCTCGCGTCCCAGCCATCGGTGAGCAGCGTCTGCTTCCAGGAGTTCTTCACCGTGTCGTAGGTGACTTCCTGGTTGTTGCCGTCGGTCAGCGGCGTGGTGTTGTCGGCGGTGCCGTAATCCTGCGCCGGCACAACCTGGCTCCATTCGGTCGCCACCTGGCTGAGCGGGCCGAGGTTGCCCTCGCGCAGCGCACCCTTGGCATCCGACTGGATGTAGACGCCGCTGAGCGAGCCGACCATGCGGGCATAGTCGGTGGCGTTGAAGATCGCCGAACGGTCCGGGATGGGGATCGCCATGTGATTGGCGCGCTCCACCGCGAGCATGAAGTCGCCGAACGAGTCGACGATGGTGTTGGGCGTGCCGACGTAGTTGTAGACCTGCGGCAGGAACTCGGTCATGCAGTTGAGCGCGATATCGTTGACGATCGTCGAAACCGCCGACTTCAGGAAGCGCTCGTCGAAATCCGAAATGGACAGGGTCATGTCCTTGTTCGAGAATTCGAGGTCCACACCCGAGACCTGGTCGACCTTCAGCTCGACCTTGCCTTCGATCGACTGCTGGGTGTTCATGACTTCGCCGCGGCGCGCGACGTAGTCGACCGGGCGGCGGATCGAGATCGTGTCGCCCTTCTTGTAGCCGTTGACCTTGTTTTCCCACTCGTCCTCATAGGCACGGTGGAAAAGGCCGATGATGCCAAGCTCGTTCTCGAGGCGCGCAAGAGCACGCTTCGCGATCACGCTGGCCGTGAGCACGGTGCTAGCCATGTTCTGGTAGTCCTTCTATTGCCGCTCGTGCGGCGCTTGGTGGGGCTACGCCCGCTTCTGCTCCTGTTCCTTGCGGAACTGCTCGGCATGCTCGGCCATCGACATCTGCGCGACTGGTTTGCGCGATGGACTGGCGTTGGGCCGAATGGGCGTCAGGGGCGTCGGTTCTAGCTTCGGCTCGGCCTTCTTGGCCGCCGCTCGCTTCACCACTTGCTCACCCAGATGCGCACGATGCAGCAGCTTGTAGAACGTCGGCGACCAATTCCGTTTGATGGTCGCTTCGTCTATGCCCTGTTCGGTCGCGAAGGCGATGAGTGTGTCGATCTGCTTCTGGTTGAAGCCGGGGATGCTTTTCTGCCCGAACTCCGTCACGGCGTTGACGCGCTTGGTCAGGTCCGCTGACTGCGCTTCATCCCGCTTGGTTCGAGCCTCGCCGATTTTGCCTTCCAGCTCGGCTTTCTGGTCCTTGAGCAACTGGAAATTGGTCCAGTGGTCATCGGCCTTCATGGGGTCCTGCGCGCGATGCGCGGCCCAGTCGGAGGCGGACAGCTTCTGGTACTCAGCCAGGTCGGAGTTGATCCGACGAAGCTGGGCGCGGTTGTCGAGGTCTTCATCGGCAGCCTTGGAGCGTTCCTCAATCTCGCTTTCGCGCGTGTCGAGTGCTTTCCCGCGGGCCGAGACGGCCTGTTCTTTCTCGGTGGTGGCCTTGCGCCAATCTTCCACCGATCGCTTCAGGCTCCTGGGAACCTGGTACTTCTTGAAGCCGAGTTCGAGCTCGTCGAGCTCATCATCGTCTTCGCCCTGGCCGTCATCCGCGACCTCATCCAGCAGCGCCGGATCGAGATCGTCGAGATTGGTTTCGACCTGCTGCGCGCCGCCGCTTGCTGGGGATTCCAGTGCAGCAACGTCAGCCACGGCTTCATCGGCCATGGTGTTCACTCCTTGGTGGTTGGTGATCTCAGTAGACGGCCTGGGCCGTCGGGACGGGTTGCGGTCGCGCGATGTCCGCCAGCGCTCGCATGCGGTCGGTTTCGGCGTCGAACTGCTTGGTCTTGGCTTCCATCACGTCGACCGATTTGTCGGCCTTGAGCGCGGCGTTCTCAGCCTCCAGCTTCTTCACCGTGCCCTGCAGCAGCTCGATCATCTGCTTGCCCTGCTCGATGAATTCCTTGATCTGGGGCGGCAGTCCGCCGTCCTCGCCCAGAACGTTCGGCGGCAGCACCTTCTTGAGCCGTTCCGCGATCTCGTCGGCGCCGGGCCAGTCGAGCTTCTTCGCGAGCAGGTCGCCGAGGAGTGGAGCCGCCTGCGGGAAGACGCGGATCAGCTCCATCATCTGCTCGGCCGCTTCCTGCCGGCGCGTCGTGAAGCTCGGGCCGGCGCTGACCGTCACATCGTATTTGCCGACGGTGAGGTCGTGGATCGCCATGACCGCCTTCATCAACGGCGCGCCGGCAGCGTCGCGCGCCGGCTGTCCGTCGAGGCCAAGCTGCGGCTCCGTCACCGGTTGCCCCGTCTTGGGGTCCGACTTGGGGAAGGCCTTGTTGATCTGAACCTTGCGCTCCGACCCGTCCTCGCCGCGGACGCGGACGATGCGGGCCGTTCTGTAGTAGTGCGGAATCAGGTCGATCAGCACGCGGCCGGTATGGCGGATCGCGCGTGCTTGATTGTCCTGGTAGTGGAAGGTCGAGACATCGCCCTCGCGCTGCCGCGCCATGATGGCCTTGCCGCTCGTCTCGTTCGACCGCGCACCCATCGAGGCGTCATAGAGGCCGATGATCTTCTTGATGTCGTCCGAGGCCGAGAGCGCCTGCTGAATCGATGCGCCCGCTACCTCGCCGCCGATAGGCTGGCGCTGCGGTCCGCTTAGGGCACCTTCGACGACGTCATACTCGATGTAGGGATGGCTCTGGGTGTTCGCCGTCGCCCACCGGTCGGCATCCGAGTTGAACGACCCTTTGGCGCCGATATACGGGACGCGCGGCGCCAGCGCCACCAGCTCCGAGGCGGCCGTCGACCAGTAGTCGTAGCGGCGCGCCGCATCGAGCGCGTCATGGATCAGCGAGCGGTGATAGACCCTACCCTCGATATCGAACTCGTCGCCCCACACCGGGATGATCGGGATGTAGCGACCGGGCCAGTCCTGCCGGTCCAGCACTTCGGCGCCGCTGATGATGCGCTTGGTGACCTTGTACGACTCCGCAAGGCGTTCGCGGTAGACCTCGATCAGGCCCGCCGCCAGCATCGCCTGCATGTCCTCATCGCCCTCGAAGACATCCAGGCCAATGACGAAGGGCTGCTCAGCGGGCTCCTGCCCCGGAACTCGCACCGGGCCGACCAGCACGATCTTGCGCTCGACAATCTCGCGCTTCCACCACTCGGCGGTGGTGACGCTGTCGCCGTCGCGCCAGTCGGTACCTCCCCATGCCCCCAGATCATCCCAATTGGCGGTGACCTTCGTGCCCCATTGCCGCTCGAACGCCTTGCGCGTCGACCGCTCGGAGACAAAGGCCACGTTCCAGTCGGAAGAATCGACAGCCTGGCTATCGCCGTCCCACACCACGGAGAACGGGTTGCGGATGCGCCTGATGGCCAGATCGATATCGAACGTGTCGTCCCGCGCATACTCGGCGGTGATGCGCCAGAAGCCGAAGCCGTTCGAAGCGGCACAATCGACACCCGTGTCATACGCCACATCGGCGTCGGACGTGTATTCGATGTTTCGGATCAGGTCGCCCAATACCTCGGCCGTCTCCACGTCGGCAGCGTCATCGGCCGGCGACACGCGGATCGTCGGAGAATTAAGGCGCGCATCGTTCACCACCTGCCGCAGGTAGGCCGGCAACATGTTGATGGTCAGGCAGATGCGACCATCATCCTCGCGTTGCTTCTTGATGTCGGCAGGCCAATGGTTGCCGGCGCGCGCAAAGTCCAGATCCTCGCGACCCGCGGTGCGATTGTGATCATCGCCCGACAGGCAGCGATCGAACTCCTCGCGCGCTTCCTTGATCTCGTCGTCGTCAGCCATCAGGGCTCCTATGACATGGCATGCGCGCGGCCCACCGGCCGGCGCTTGTCGACGTGCTCGGCGACCGGCGCGACCGGCTCGGCAAACGTCAGTGCAACGGCATCCCACTCGTCCGGAGAGCGGAGCTTGCGCACCTCGCGCATGTGCTCCTTGCTCTCGATGAGCAGATAGCTGTTGGCGTTATAGTGGTACCCCGGCCCGCAGGCGTCGGCCTGCAAGCCATCGTCGTCCGGAATGTCCGTCCCGCCCGGCTCGTCGAGCCAGTCGCGCGACCGCATCCACATTTCGGCTCGGCGGTTGTACGGTCCGGGTCGAACCTCGCCGCTCGGCAGGATGATCTCCCGCTGCTGGGGCGAACCGGCGAAATCTATCGGCACGACGACTTTCTTCGGATCGGTGGTGCCGGGCTCCCACGCGTAGCCCCACGCCTTGAGGAAGTCGTACACAGACGCGCCAACACCGCCGACGTCGATGAACACGCGGACCGGTTTGTCGCTGTCGATGACGGATTTGACCCATGCCGCGCCGGCTGGACCGTCCATCTTCTCGGTCCTGCTCTCGACCTTGGCGAGCTTCCGCCCTCTGCGCCATGCGATCGAGAACCGGTCATTGCCGAACCGCTTGGGGTCGACGCCAAGCACCAGCGGTCCGACCCCATCAAGTTTCGCCTTGCGGGCCCGAACAACGGCCTCGGGCTTGATGTACCCATCGTGCCCTGTGAATTGGAACGCCTCGGCCGCTGTGGCGGGATATTCCTGCTTGAACAGCACCTTGCCGTCCGAACCGAGCTCGACGATCTTGGCTCGCCGCCAAGCCATCTGCTCGAGATCGAGCCCATAGGCCTGCTGGTACTCGTGATCCTCCTCGTCCAGCTCGAAGCTCTCGGGAACCGGCTTGCGATATTCCTTGAGCCAGTACCAGGGCACGAAGATAGCGATGTAGTCGCCCTTGCCGGCTTCCGCGTCCTGCCACATGGCGTGGAACTCGTTGCCGACGCCCTTGGCCGTGCTCTCAAGGATGATCTCGGTGCCCGGCAGATCGGGTACCGTTTGCACGACGCCCGCAAAGTGATCCTTGGCGTTGGGCCAGAATGCAACTTCCGAGCCATGGAATAGCTGGAAGGTGTTCGACCGACCCACCGCCTTGTTGCCGGCGGTGCCGATGGCGTAGCCGCTGTCGAGACGGTCGAACACCAGCTCCTTGGCATTGGCCGCGCCGGTCGACGGCTTCACCAGCACCGGACAGTGCTCGTGATACCGCTCGACCATGCCGAACAGGTTGTCAGTGGCCTGCTGCTCGTGCGTGAGGATGTAGCAGGACACGCCCTTGCTGTGGGTTACCCGGTGGTAGTACCGGCCGCCCACATAGGTGCTGATGCCCTCCTGACGACCCTTGAGGATGAGCGCCCGCACCTTGCCGGTGAGGCGCTTCTGCTCCTCCAGCCGCTCATGGACGAAAGCCTGCGGCTCATTGAGAACGAATGGGACGACGCCGGCTTTCGGGTCCTTGGTCCTGATGCGCAGGCACTTCTCAGCATAGTGCGGGAAGTCATCGCGCAGCCGGCGCCTGATCCTACGTTCCCGCGGGCTCAGGCTGCTCGTCGTCAAGCTCATCAAGCGCGTCTTCGTGGTTGAACGTGTGCTCGACCGACTGCTTGTCGCGCCAGTTCTGGCCACGACGGTTCGTCAGCCAGAGCTTGGCGGCGCCGGGATCACCCGGAATGTAGCTCTTGAGCTTGATCACCTCGTGCTGACCATCCCTCTTGACCAGCCGCTCGATCTCGACGACCTCACCCGTCGCCCGTTTGTAGAGGCTGTCGGCCACCTCGGCATCAGCGACAACCTTGCCTTCCATGAGCGACTGGCGAAAAGCGGGATACTCGTCCTTCCAGCGGTTGAGGGTGGTTTCGTCCACGCCGAAGAATGCAGCCGTCTCGACGTCGGTCAGACCGAGCAGCGCGAGCTTGCGCGCCTGGTCGTTCATTGCGGGGTCGTACAGCGACGGCCGGCCAGGACCGGGCAGATTGTGGCCGGGCTGAAAGCGGCCCGCTTCGTCTCGGTCGGACATGATATGGCTTTCTGCGACTGCTCAGGGCTTGGTCGCGGTAGATTACGGGTCGGGACCCATTGGCGGCTCAAATGCCGGGTCTTGCAAACCCAGGCTGGCACACCGCTTTGACGCCGGGCCGAATGCGACGCGCTCAAACCGCGTGCGCATCCAGGGGATCGGCGCATGGCCTCCCTATGATTGACGCCTACTCCCGCATTCAGCTTCGAGATGGTGCCAGCTTGCGTACCGGGGACGGCGGCCGGCCTTTGTGTGGGCAGCTCAAACGACGAGCGCAAACGGCCTGCGCTCCCACCCACATTCCCCGAAAAGCAAAACCCGCCGCGATTTCTCGGGCGGGCCGACCGGCGCAAAGCGCCATGTTGCCTAATTGATGGGGTGATTTGGCTACGCTCGTCAAGCGGCTTTCTTCGACGCCAGGCGGAAGTGCACGGCGAGATCGTCGAGGATAGCGAGCAGATCGGCAGTGACGCGTCGGCGGGCGCGCATGCCGCGACCGGCGATACTGCTGATCGACATGTCGTGACAAACGACGCGCTCGACGAGGCTGGACCTGACCAACCCAAGATGGCGGACGGTGACCGAATAGTCATTGCGCGCGGCAGCACCCACCTCGAATACTGCCAGGTCGGATGGCCCCGAGGTGTCCACCTTCGCCGCGACGTAGTCGATGGCCCTGGCGCCGCCGATCTGGGCGCGATCGAACAGGTTTCGATACTTCATGGCCGCTTCTGCCTGAAGGTCGCTGTGCTCGAGACGGGCGAGGCCGCCGATCATCTCGCCGAGGTTGACGGCTACCATCACCTTGCCGACGTTCGGGCCAGATTTCGTGCGGCGTTGTTCGAAATACTCGGCATCGGACATCGACGGGTCCGGCACCAACCTATGAGAAACGCGCTTACCCATCGCCTACACCTCTACAATCTTCGCCTCGCGGAGCCGCTGCGCTGCCGCGTGATCGCCCTCTGCCTCGTGTAGCGCTATCGCCATCTCGATCCCCCTCGCTATGCCCCTGCGCTCGCTGCGGTCCTCTGCCTCCTCAATGAGGATTTGCTGCTCTTTGGTGGCGGAGAGGTGGAGGCGGTCACTCACGACCTATCAGGTCGAGCTGACCTGCCTTCTCGTGGCGCGTGATCGATGCGTTGATCTGCCGGCTGCGCGCGTCGTGCCGGTTGTGACACCGCTGGCACCAGAAGCGCAGGTTGGCGTCGCCATGGTCGTCGAGCTTGCCGTCGACGTGGGCGACGGTGCAGACGATCTTGATCAGCCGAAGCTCACGCTCGCCTTGGTCACCAGAGCAGAACGCGTATTCGCCCGGCCGCGCGTCATCATCCTGCGCGTCGTACCAATTGCCATCTTCGTCCCGGCCGCCGATGGAGTGGTTTTCCACCCCGCACCCCTCGCAGCAGTTGCGGGCGCGGAACTGGATGTTGCGGCGGATCGCCAGCCATTCGGGCGAACGGATAGAGCCGCCTGGGTACTTCGCCATGTTCTCGGGACGGATTGGCATCAGTTCAAAGCTCCAGCCCTTGCCTGGTTGAGTTCTGCGATGGGGACCGTGATCATGCCGTTGTCGCTGAAGACCTTGATCGGCTTGCCACGGAAGCGCTCGAGCGCCTTGAAGTCGTCGCTGTCGCGATGCACCGAGGCGAGCGAAGGATCGGCCTCGCCCTTGACCGGAAGGCTTGCCGCGTCGCGCCACTCGCCGCTGTCGAGCCATTTGCCGAGGTGCGGGACGTAGTGCAGACCAGCATCGACGGTGCGGCCGCGCTGCTCGCAGTCCTGAGCAAACCAGCGGGCGTACCTCTCGGCGGCCGCAACGACAGCCGGACGATCGGCATCCTTGATCCGCTCGAACGCCTTGCGGGCCTTCGTTTCCGAGCTCGACGGATTCTGCGGGAACGCTTCCCACACCTCACCGAAAAGATCGCGCGCCTCCGCGGCATCTGGAACAGATGACGGGGGTGTTTCTGTCTCTGTTTGTGTTTCTGTCTCTTGGGGCGTCACTTCACCGTCTCGTGACGACGGCGTTACGTCACCGTTACGCTCTTGTGACGCCTTTTGCCGATCACGGTAACGCTGCTGGCGCTCCTTCGACCCGTCACTCTCGAACTGCCGATCGCCCCACTTCGTCACCTTGCCGGAATCGATCCGGCCAAGGTCGCGCAGGGCGTCCAGTATCGAGGACAGGTCCGAAGGCTCGCAGCGAAGGAAGTACGCCGCCTCGTCGACGTCGAAGTCATAGCGGCCGGCGTCGTTGATCTCGGCGGCTGTTTCAAGGATCGCGCCATAGACCCACACGGCGCGCTCGACCGGCTGTCGCGCCTTCACGGCCGCGCGCACCAGTTTGTCGTCGCGGCTCATGCCGGCGTAATGTCGGAACCAGCGGCTCAAGCTATCGCCTCCCGGTACTCTTGCTCCGTCAGCGCACCCTTGGCGGCGTTGCACTCGAGACAGGCGACGCAAAGGTTGTCGAGTTCGTGTCGACCTCCGCGCGACCACGGAAGTTTGTGGTCAATCTGAAATGGACCGCCGACCGTCCCGCAATAGACGCACCGATGCCCATCTCGACCGAATACCAGTCGTCGCAGCGCGCGTGGAATCGAGCGCCTGCGGTCCTCGCCGACCATGCGCTCATAGGCGGAGTAGCCGCTGCTACCGCGCCTGAAGAGCGCTACGATGCGCTCGCCGCTCTCACTCCACTGCTCGGCGGACATGTGAGCGTGCCGCCGCATCATGCTCGGCTCGGGCAATGCGCCGTAGCGACGCACGAACATGGCGAGCAGCACGTACGCGCCGTGCTCGTGAGCCACGAGGTGCGACGTGTCCTTGAGATAGTCCGCCACGTTGAGCGGCATCCAGTCGGGGCCTTTGGTCACTGCGCCTGCCTCCGATCGAGCGCCGAGCGCCCGGGCAGCGGGTCGCCCATGAATCTGGCCTGCCGCGTCCGCGTGTCGACAGGGACACCCGCCAAAGCGCGCGCAGCGTCTGCGGGCGAGACCCTGCTCTCTCCTGCGCGTATGAAGCTCAGGGGGCCGGTGTATTTGAACCGCTCGCTCCGAGCATAGGCGGGGTCGATCCGACGCCGCATCGTATCGGGATGGAGACCAAACTCCGCACCAATGCTGTCCCAGCTTCGCCCCAAGGCGCGGAGCTGCCGTGCCTGCTCGACCTGCGCCGGGCTGATACTCAAGCGGGAGCGCATCATGACACATCCGCGCTGCTGGTGTGGACATCAATGGGCATCATGCCGCCCTCACGGTTACCAGCACCGCGCCACCCCTTACTGGAGCGCCCATGCTGTAGGTTGGGGTAAACTTGGAGTCGTCGCAGCCAAGTGCGTCGGCTATCCCGTCCTGCGCTGCCTTGTGCTGGGCAACAAGGTTGTCGAGGTCATAGCGGCGGCGGCTCGGCGGAGAGAACTGCCAGTGCAGGCGAGCGCCGGCAGCCGCCCACGAGGGCGACGCGCCAGTGACAGCCAGCGTAGCACCCCAAGCGTACTCCCGAGCTTTCTTCGCCGCCCTCGCTCGGGCGAAATGATGCTCTCTCGAGTTCGGAGACAGTTTCCTGTCCGGCCACGGCAGCGCCACGCACAGCTCTACTGGTGTTAGGGAGGACATTTCAGACCGCCCTCTCAGGTGCGTGCTTGGATGCAATGCGGGCCAGGGCCTCATCGAGAGGCGCGTTGGCTTGCGCCGCCAGCTCGCCGCGAAGCAGCTCGGTGGTCGCGTCCTGTCGGTTGACGAAGCGGCCATTGCGGCGGGGGTGAAGCCGCTGCTGCTCGATCACGGCCTTGAGCGTGGTGTTCTCGACTGACAACTCGCAGAGCTTGTTGACGAGCGCCGGGTCGGCCACGGGTTCGGGAGCGCGACGGAGAATGGACAGGCTCAGTCTCATGCTGCCGTCCCCGTGGGCTTTGCGGGTGTCTGTGGCTTGCGGGCGCTCAATCGTCAGTCTCCTTGAGTTCGGGTGCGATCCAAAGCGCCAACGAACGCGCGGAGCGCAGTAACGAACGCGCCAGCGAAATCCGGATCAGTGCCCATAAGGAGAGCGTCCGCTTGGCTGATGAGTTGGTCGTTGGTTCGGAGTTCCTGCCGCGCATATTTCACCCCCGTGAGCTGTTCGAGATCGTTGATTTCTTCCCACTTGGGGGCCGATGCGCGCGGGTCCGCATACCAAAGGTCGCGCACGCGATTGGCGGACCAGCCGCGCCTGCCCATCACGCTTTGCGCGTGCGGAAGGCGCACCTTCACCGAGCCGATGGATTTCGGGGCGACGTGCCCCTGCAATGCAAACTGCGCAAACTCAGCAGCCGACATATTGGAAAACTCCGACGCTTTCTTGGGCACTTCCGACGCCTTTCGGTTCATGTTGCTCATCATCGAGAGCCACACACGAAAGGCGTTCTACGAAATGGATATGCTCCGGACCTACAGCCGTCGAAGCTATGAGATGGTCCGGGAGAGCTTGCGCGCGAGCGAGAACGGGTTGCCGCCCGGACCGCTCGGCATTGCGCAGCTCATGGAGTTCGTCGGGGTCGATGGACACCGGCATGAATTGGGGGTGGCGGCTCAGCCGGGAGGAGGAGAAGCCGAGCCGCCTATGCGCGGTGATCCGCCGCGCAATGGAAAAGAAGGTCCGGGGCGTACCGCTGCCCCGGCAGTGAACGCGGGGCTTCTCGCACCGCGCGTGACGTTGAAGCTGGTGCACAGCGACGGTCGCGGGCCTCACCCCCATGCCGCAACCAGGAGCCTCGCCCGCTCCGGCTCGCGACCATCCCTGTGCATTGTGGCTGGCCACGATCATGCGTCCGCCGGCTGACGCTGGTCGAGGTGATGACGGAAGTGGGCCAGGTCTTCGGACTCGGTTTTGAGCGCAACGGCTGGCCGGAAACCCCGCAGGTCGAAATATTGGTCGACCTCGAACTCACGAAGCGCGATGACCGGAACGCCGTACCGGCAGATGTACGCACGGCGCACAGTGTACGCCTGCCCTACAATGGGAATGGCTGTGTAGCCGAGATCATTGACGGTGCGGGCTGTCGTGAAGTCGAGCACGCACACCACCTTCGCCCCACGGACTGCCCATGACGGAATCCCGCTCATTGTCCGATGCTCCCCTGGTGCCGAACCGCCGTACCGCCAGCCTCAACCGCGATAGCCGCTCTGCACATCGAGCAAGGTTCAGTGTCGCGCCACGTCTTGGGACAGGCATCGACATGGAGGCATCCATAGGGACGCTCGAGGCCAGAGGAGCTGAATGGCCGGTCAGATGGCTTCCGCACTGGCAGCGCGACGACGTTCGTCGGCTCGCCGTCGACCGGCACCGGAGAGGGTGCGCCGCCCTCCCCGCTGTCGTCCGCCAAATGAGTGGCGGCTTCGTTGACCATCTTCCCGGCGTCGGGAGAATGGTCGGGTTCGTTCTGACGATCCGGCCATTCGCTGCGGTCGGCGCGAACTTGCGCTTCGCTGCTGGCGGGTTCGTTGCCTTCGATGATCTCGCCGGTTTCCGGATTGATCACGCCGGCGCCGAGCTTGCGCGCCACGCCTTCGGAGATCGCGACGTTCTCGGCGTGCTGCTCGGCTGTGATCAGGCCATCGCGCAGCATGTCTGCCGAGAGCGCGATGTTGTCGAGCATCGACTCCGACAGGCGCATCTTGCGGCGCGCTTCGCGCTCGGCAGGATCGTCGCTGGCTGCTCGCGCGCCGCGCGCCACGCGCGCGTTTGCATTTCTCGTGCCAGTTGTGATCTCGGCGAAGATTTCGTCCGTCAGCGCGTCCTTTGCGTCGATGACCTCGTTGCCCTTCTTCGCGATGGACTGGCGGCGCTTGATCGCGGCCTTCGTGGCATCGACCTCGGCCTTGACCGCATCCTTGCCCATGCCGGCGTCGGCGAGCTGCTGACGGTACTCGGCATAAGTCTCGCGTTTTCCCGACTGCAGGGTCTCGATCTCGGCGTCATAGGCGTCGATCGCATCGGCAAGCGTTTTGCGCGTGAGCGTCATTGCATGCGCTCCGGAAACTGGCGGTAGAAATGGGCAGGAACGACGTTCGTGAAGGCATCCACATCGCAGCCGATGAGGCGCAGATGGGTCAGCAGTTCCTTGCCGGGGCGGAACCACTCGCCGCACAGGCGCAGGTGCTCGAACTCGTCGTGCAGTTCCTTCTCGTGCTCGATCGGCGCCGGATAGCAGGCGACGAGATCGAGGCCGCGCGACGCGCCGGTGAAGAGCGAGCGGACGCGCACGCGTACCTGGTTGCTCTTTCCGATCTTGATGTCGCCCATGCCGCGAGCGCGGATGTAGTAGGTCAGCCAGAGGCTCGCGTCGTCCTTGCGGTACTCGGCCCACAGTTCATCGAGGTAGCCGCCGCGCCATGCCGCCATGAAGATGCGATTGAGTTCGGCTGTCGATGCCAGATACCGCTCGAAAGCGGCACGGATCTTCTTGAGCTGTTCGGAGGTGAGCATCTATGCGGCCCTCTTTTGCGCTTCTTGGCGCGCGATGCTTTCGAGCAGCCGATCGAGGTCCGCCTTGGGAACGGAGACCGTCGCGCCCGGCTCGACGACGAGCGTCTCCCCGCGCGTCACGTGGATGGTCATCGGGCGGTGGTCACGGATGGTCCGGCAGACTTCCCAGATGCCGTAGATCGCGATGAACAGCGCGAAGCCGGTCACGGTCAGAAAGTCGGTGAGCCAAACGATGCTGGCGACGGCCCAGAACACGAGCGAGATGCGGACCAGCCACATCAGCGGGCGAACGCCGAAGCGCCAGCAATACTCGAAAGTCGGCCGGCCCTTGTCGATGCGCATCAGGCTGCCTTCCCTTGGGAGGGGGCTGGACCGAAGATGTCGGGGCGCAGGTCGTGGCGGCTGATGCCGGTGAGCGCCTCAATCTCTTGTAGGCGCTTCGTCGGGATCAGCGTATCGCCGCGTTCCCACCGAAGGATCGTCGTGCGATCGACCCTGAATTTCTCAGCCGTCGCATCTAGGGTCAGCCCCTCACGTTTCCGGTATTCGGCGAATGCTGTCTGCTTGTCCATGCGCAGTTTGGTGGCATATTTTGCCACCACTGTAAAGGCAAAAGTCGCATCTAATGCAGGCGAGCAAGCTACGACGTAGTGGTAGCCTTTGCCACCATGTCAGCCATCACGTCGATACATCAGGGGAAGCAGCCAGTTAGGCGGCACTACCTCACGGAGTGGCTCGCAGTGCGGAATATGACGCCAATTGACCTGTTGTCGGGGCTGAACGACCCCGAGCGCGGCATGGAACACTCCGAGGTCGACAAGAGCCAAGTTTACCGCTGGTTGAAGGGCCAGATGCCGAACCGCAACATGCAGGCGCGGATCGCCGCGGCGCTCGCAATGGAGGATCCCATGCAGATATTTCGGCACCCGGATCAGGATTGGTTTGCCGCATTCATCAGCGGCCGATCCCTGGAAGAGATAGAGCGCATCAAGGTTACGCTCATGGCGGCATTCCCAAGGTGAGTCACCGCGGCGCACGGGCACAGAAGGATTGGTCATTTTGAGGCGTCTGGAGGGGAAATGCCTAGATCATTGCGAATTGGACTCGTTGCCATTGTCGTTATGGGCGCCCTTGCGGGGCTTTACTTCTGGACCGTATCGATGGGGCGGGCCGGTCTTCGAAAGCTGGTCTTAGAGGATGGTTACTGCACCGGGGAGACCGACTGTGCGGAAGTCGAAGACCGGGTGCGCCAGTTCGCTATGGAGGACGCCGGCTGGAGTCCAGCGATGCTGGATTGGTGCCTTGGCGTTGACGAATGGGCCGCCGCCGATGTGCGCCGGGGCGGGGCGTTCAAGGACGCACTGGTCTGGGTTATGTATCTTCCTTGCGGGTCGATGACCGACAGCGCACCGAGCGGCCCGCTGTCCGACCTGCCTGTCATCGATTCTCGCGACAAAATGCTCGGTACACTGATCGGCGGGGAAGCGGCCCGGTAAATGCCGACGCGCAAACCCAAATCAGCCCGCGAACTCGCCGCTCGTGCCCTGTGCCGCAAGGCTGGAAACCCCGAAGACATCAAGTTCGAAGGGCGCCCGATGTGGGAGAGCTATCTGCCCGAAGCAATGGCGGTGCTTGAGGCGATCGGCTGGGAGGATCCCGCCCCAGATCATCCGCCATTGAGGATCATCGCGAGGGGCGGACAGTGAAACTCATCGTCCTCGCCGCCTTCGATCGTGACGAGGAAACCGGCGAGCTGCGTCCGGCCTTCGAAGCTCGAGAATGCCGGGACGAGGATCAGGCCAAGCGCCAAGCACGGATGCTCAAGGACCAGCACACCGGCGTCATCGCGTGGTCGCGCGAGGCGCAGCCGGATATCGGCGAGTTCGGGCCGCCGGATATCCTGGTGGTCTATGGCGAAGTGCCGGAGATGGAGTGAACAAAGCAGGCACGCGCGCGTTAGTCAGAACGCAAGATTGTGTCAATAGGCTCAGTTGCACGGTCACAATGTCTCGCTATATGGTGACCATGCATTACGCAAGAAAGGCGAAGCAGATGCTATCCAGATCATTCCTCAAGGGGTTTGGTCGCGGGCTTGCCGCGCCGGGACTCCTACTTGAACCATACGATGTGCGCCGGGACGAACACTTCGAGCCCAGCGTCGAAAAGGCTTGGCAGGACGTAGGCGACGCACTTCGTGACGCGATGTCCCGCGAGGGGGCAAGCATTGGCACGAAAAGCAGGGCCACCGGCAAAGTCCGGCAAGCCAGACGACACTACCGGATCGCCGCCGAGTAGCGACGAGAACGGCCTTAAGGATGCCCTAGACAAGCGTATCGGCCCACTGGTGCCTCAGAGCCAGCGGGCCGAGATTGTGACCAGGATTCATACGCTTCTCGTCTCCGAGAAGTTCTCTGGACCTATGCCGCATCCACGTCACCTCCGCGAGTACGAGGACATCCTGCCTGGTTCTGCCGAACGTATCTTGCGCATGGCCGAAGAAAGCCTCGCGGCCAACCAGAAGATGGACGAGATGATCGTTAGGGGCGGAATTGCCGACGCAACGCGCGGCATGAACTACGGCCTCTTAGCCTTTTTGGCGTCACTAGCCGGCGCACTCATCTGCGCGGCGATAGGTCAGCCAATTCTGGGCGGCGGGTTTCTCGCCTCTAGCATAATGGGCGCCGTCGCCGTGTTCATTAAGGGCCGCTTCGGAAAGTAGATCAACCCCATCCCCGCGCTGAGTTCATGAAGCTTTCACGCACTCCTCCGAAGCCAGCCGCGCGCCATAGGGGCGCACCGGCTGCAACCGGAGATCAAACATGCACTTCAAGCGCAAGGGCCCGAAATCCACTCGGGCAGGATGCCTGCTCTGCAAGCCACATAAGCGCCAGGGCGCAGCTCATCGGGATCGGCAGCGCCACTCGGTGAATCGTCGCCTGCTCGACGCTAAGCAGCAGGTCGCGAGCGCCTAACCACACCCATCCTTTGCCAAGCAAAGCCGGCCCTAACCGGCGGGCTTTTTGCTGGGCGGGATTCCTTACTGCTGTCCGATACGCAGGGTGTTGCGAAGTGTCTCGACCGGCCCGATGTAGCTCAGGTCAGCAACAGGCAGGCAGCTAACCCGGACGGTCGTATCCAAGACGTGGTCGAGCTTGGAGCGCTCCTTGCCATAGCTCACCACCACCCACAGTCTCCCCTGAAGCATGGCTTCTGGGGGAGCCATGATCGTCGGAAAGGAGAGTGAGCTAACGTCGTTCGGAGGCAGAACCCCGTTGAGGCGCTCAGTGGGGTCCATGCTGGAGCTAGCGCCCCCAAACGAACACTCAAACTGTTTCACCTCGAAATAGAGCGGATAGGACGCCAGGCTTCGAAGCCGTATCGACGGCCGATATTGGGCCGTACTCGTCGTCGCGATGCCCCTTTGAGACATGTCCACGTCTGACAGGATCAGCTTGTCGTCGGCGTCCTGCGCGCGCGCATATTCGCGAAGAAAAACCGCCGTAATAGACCCGAAGAACAATATCCCAGAGCCGATGAATAGCGCCCAATGAAGCCCCTGCTGCAGGAAGGCCCAGTATCCTCCTACCAGCGCCAAGGCGAACGCTCCGGTGATCCAGCCATAGACTGTGTTGAGTGCGTTAAGCACTCCCCACGCCCGCCCCCACAATGTCTGCTTTGCCATGACGCCAACTTGCCGCGAATCCTCGATGCTGTGGAGTCATTTTCACCGGATCACAGCCTGAGGCAGGCGTCCCCGCCTCAGGCCAGTTTCTTACGGTTCGCTGTCACCGGGATGCGACCGGTGACAACGAGAGTTGTAGCACGATGCGTTTCACGTGAGCAACTCATCCTGTCGCATTTTTTGCAACTTCGCTCTTGCCTATGGTGGCATTAAATGCCACTATCACTCCATCAGCACCCGGGATCGCATCCCGGCAGATGGAGCGAACCAAATGCTTACCAGCACCGCCGACATCACCAAGTACGCAACGACCGTCGCCATCGAGGCCAAGGCTTCGGGCATGGGCACCCGCGACCTCGGGTGCTTCTACGACGACGATTGGAACCTGACCGATGAAGAGTGGTCGGCGGTCGTCGAGGAGGCCATCGACCTTTACGACACTGTCGTCGTGCCGCCGGAGGTCGCCCGCTCGTGGGCCAAGGTGAACGCCGACATGCGCGCCGAGGCCCGCTCCGAACAGCGCTTCATGTTCGAGGCCTGAGCCATGACCTCCATGACCTCGCAGCTCAGCCGCATCGAAGCCCTCGCCTCCTGCTTCGACAATGCCGACACACTCGACATGGAAGCGGCGGCGGCGAACCTCGCCAACAACTGCCCCGCGTTCTGGCATCGGGCTGCTGGAGGCAACGCCGCAGTGACCGGATTCATGTTCTTCCTCAACCGCGCGCAGGACGTCGTGCGGGCTTGGGAGTTGTACGAGCACGAGTTTCAGCGCCCGTCCAAGATGCGGGACGAAGCGATGCTCGACCACCTGCTGCCGCTCAACGCTGGAGCGGTTCACTCGCTCGCGGCCGCCTATGCCGCCCTCGGGTCGTTCCGCACATCGCGCGAACTGTTTGCTCGGACGGACAAGGCCGAGGATGCCGCGCTCGACGCGTTGCGCGCCCTCCGCCGCACTCAACCGGCGCCGCTGATCGATGCCTTCGGCGGTCTCGACTACTCGCGGATCGATGCCGCGGCACGAGCCATCAACCGCGAAGCGCCGTCGGCCCCTGTCGTCACTGGTGCGGTCAATCTGGCGGAGGTGGCGTGATGGCAGAGAGCACCCACTGGCGCTTCACCTTCTGGCTGGTCTTCCGCAGCAACGGCAGCGTGCGCCAGACCATACGCGAACCGGACATAGCGCGCGATGAGCGCAAGATGCTCGTCCATGCGGACCTGCCGAAGTCTCTGTGGTCGTCGCCGGCCCTTCGCGCGACGATCAAAGTCACCGATGACGATCACGAACCGAAGTTCGATCTCGATCTCACGGCGGCGGGTGACGCGCTGCGTCAGGCCCTGGGCGTAGACGTCGACGTGCGCA